GTCGGGTAGTCATTCCTGGTGGAACTGCAGTTACCTATGCGGCAAATTCGATATTTGTTATATCCAAGGCGCAGGAAAAGGACGGCACAGAATTAGTTGGATATAATTTTACCATCAATATTGAAAAATCCAGATATGTTAGGGAAAAATCTAAGTTGCCGATTCAGGTTACATATGAAAATGGTATATCTAAATGGTCCGGTCTATTGGATATAGCACTTGAAACAGGACACGTAATCAAACCATCAAACGGATGGTATCAAAAGGTCAACACAGAAACGGGTGAGATTGCCGAGCAAAAGTTTAGACTCAAAGATACCCAATCTGGTAATTTTTGGAATGAAGTTTTATCAAATGAAACATTCAAACAAGCAATTCGGGATAGGTATCAATTGGGTGCTGTGCCAATGAATGATGATTCGATCAACAAAGAATTAGCAGAGATGGTAGATTGATTACAGACGAAGAATTGCTTTTGAAAGTTACTGAGATGGAGGAGAAGATGGGTTCTCTTCCATCTCCGGAGCACGAACCATTGCGATTCAAACATTTTGTAAAACTATTCACCTACTATAAAAATCGAGATAAAGAAAATGAACAACCCACTCCTCAGACCACACAAGACACTTGAGAAAGAAGTCAACGGTCAAAAGATCTTTGCTTTAGAGTTGACGGAAAATCCCTTTTCAGGTATAATTGTATCTTACAATAAGGTTTCATTTACTGAAGATACACAGAACGACAAACTCAGGATCCACTTTGATTATGAAGTGCATCGTCATAATGATCAAGACTATGACATATTTGAGTTTGAGCAATACCTTGGCGACTTCCTTCAAGAGTTGATAAGGTACGGTGTGCTCAAAAATAATTTAGTATATTCTGGTGGGGGTGGGGGAGATGACGATAGAGAAGACGATATTAGCGAATTTGATTTACAATGAAACATTTTCACGAAAGGTTATTCCTTTCCTGAAGAAGCAATACTTCTCTACCAATGAAGGTATTGTTACAGAGACCATACTCAAATTCTTCCATGAATATAATAGACTCATAACAAAAGAAATTCTCAACATAGAACTCAGCAACAGACGAGATCTAAATGAATCACAATACAAAGAAGTAAAGAAACTTGTTGAAGACTTAGTTATAGCAGAACCAATGAATGATATTTGGTTACTGGATGAGACTGAAAAGTTCTGTAAGCAAAGATCAGTTTACAATGCCATTATGGACTCTATCAAGATCATTGATGGTAAGGGCACTGATAAGAATCAAGACGCAATTCCGGCAATGTTATCTGAGGCACTTGGTATATGCTTTGATAGTCACGTTGGTCACGATTATATCGAGGATGCCGAAAGCAGGTTCGAGTTCTACCATAGAGTGGAAGAAAAGGTTGCCTTGGATTTGGATATGTTCAACAAGATCACCAAGGGTGGTCTGAGTAACAAATCTTTGAGCGTAATTCTTGCAGGTACAGCAGTTGGCAAATCTCTGTTTATGTGTCACGTGGCAGCATCAACTCTAATGCAAGGTAAGAATGTACTTTACATAACAATGGAAATGGCAGAGGAGCGCATCGCTGAACGTATCGATGCAAACCTATTGAATGTTACCATTGACGATTTGCGAACTATTGACAAGGCAATATTCGATACACGGATAAACAAACTCAGCAAGAAAACGCAGGGTAAACTTATCATCAAGGAATATCCAAATGCATCGGCACACTCTGGACACTTCCGTGCACTGATCGAGGAATTGAGAATCAAACGAGATTTTGTTCCAGACATTATTATGGTTGACTATCTGAATATATGTGCATCTGCCAGAATGAAACTTGGTGCCAGTATAAACTCATACACCTATATCAAATCAATTGCAGAAGAGTTGCGTGCTTTGGCAGTTGAGCATAACCTACCAATCCTAACAGCAACGCAAACCACTAGATCTGGATTTACGAATACTGATATTGGATTGGAAGATACCAGTGAATGTATTTGGGTTGGAGAGGAAGTTACTTTAGTTGATGGCGATAAAAAACTAATATCCGAAGTAATTCCAGGGGATCAAATTATATCAAATGATGGGTTTAAGACTACTATGTTCGTTCACCACAAAAAACCCAAGGAATGTGTAAAAATAACACTGGAAAGTGGTAAGACTATTATCGTATCAAAAGACCACGTATTTCCAACAGATTCTGGTAGGAAGTGTGTTAATGTGGGTCTATCGTGTGGGGATAGATTGAAATCATTATAATAGAGTCTAATGTCACTGGTGAAGTTTTATTTTTATAAATAATAACATTGACCAGTTACGGAGAGTTGTATGAGAAAAATAGATAGGATAGAAGATTTTGCGGTATCAAGGGAGTTTTTAACGCAGTATCCGCAAAAGAGGGAAGATTTTCTAAGATGTTTATCCACATTCATTAGCACTTGGTCCAGGAGTACTGTTTTATCCAGACTGAAAATTATCACAAAAATTGCCAAAAATAATGACGAGGTTTTCCGATTATATGAGGAATATATTAGTTGTAATTCCACCAAACGGAAAATAGAAATAGTAGATGGACAATCTGGCATTGATGAGTACTCCAAAAAACTTGCTGTCAGAACTAGACCTGCGGTAGTTTCCATTTTATCCAAACAATATTGGACCAATCGGGGACATTCTATAGAGGAATCTGCCACTATTATAAGCGAAATACAGAAAAGTAGATCAGCAAAACGACCTAGTGGATCTCATAAAAAAGTCGCAATGAATTCTAAATTGAGGATAGAATATTGGACCAATCTTGGATATTCCGAAGAGCAATCTGAAATATTAAGAGAACCACATTTACAGAAATGTAGAAACAATCTAGATGGACTAATAGAAAGACATGGAGAGGAGTTAGGTATTAAGAAATATTTTGCAAGAGTCGCAAAATATAAACAATCTATGATAGATAATTTACCAAACAGAAGAGTGTGTGGGTATGTTTCCAAAGAGTCTATAAAATTCTTTATTCCATTATATAAATTTTGCAGAAGATTGGGGATTGCAAGAGATGATATATGCTTTGGTATTGGAGGATCTAGAGAATTCTTCATACAAGATCCCAGTTTCGATTATAATACCGGTAAATTTTATGATTTTACGATAAAATCTTTGCGTATGATAGTTGAGTATCACGGCACATATTGGCATCCAAGAAATATTGAAACTTGGAAAAAACCAACAGATTTTCATATTGCATATGCTGCAGACCAATATAAAGAAAAACTTGCTATTGACCGAGGTATGGAGTATAATATTGTTTGGAGCGATTGCAATAAACTGGAAATTCTAGAATTACTATCATCAAAAATAAGGAAATTATATAATGCAAGATCACCAAATCAGGTGCTTTGAGAGGGCAGTATTCCTAGTGGAAAGTGGATGCGTTAAATTAACAGATGAGATGGATATATTTGGTCTGTCGGATTTGCTCATAAAACTTGAGGAAGAAAAAGAGTTCAAGAATAATCTGTCGGATAAATCAATAGATTATAATGATGCAATTATATCAATTGAAGATATTGGGATTTTGGACACAGTTGACATATCAGTTTCTGGAGATAATCTATTTTATTGTAACAACATTCTAACCAAAAACTCATTTGGATTGCCGGCAACTGCGGATCTTATGTTTGCCTTGATCTCCACCGAGGAATTGGAAGCACTGGGGCAGATTATGGTGAAGCAATTGAAGAATAGGTATTCAGATCTAAACTATTACAAGAGGTTCGTGATTGGAGTTGATAGAGCAAAGATGAAGTTGTTTGATGTAGAAGCGTCGGCACAAAGTAATATCTCAGATAAAGGTACGCAGGATAAAGATAAACCGGCATTTGATAACAGTGAGTCTGGAAAAAGAATACATAGTGAAGGGTTTGATGATTTTAAGTTCTAGGAGAAATATATGATTAAGACTATTATTGCTGAAAAGAAATACGATTGTAAAGAACTGATGGGTAAGTTCATAGATGAAAGACACTATGACTTATTGATTGAAGAGGATTGCGATGTTTACATGCCA